ATGGGTGTAGATTCCTGACCTGTTTCACCGACACTTTCGGTTGACCCAAATGGTTCCGATACTTCGATGTTTGCGATGTCCTCGCTCATTAACTTTTAACTCCTAGAGTCCTAGACTGGTTGCTCTATATATAGAATACCCCGTTCCCTAGAACGGGGTACCCGCAGGGATTTCAGGCAGCATCGGACCCGCTGGCATAGGACCAGCGGGTAAACCCATCGGAGGTTGAGGTGCGGGGACAGGACCAGGAGGACCTGCGGGTGGCATTGGCTGTTCTGCCGCCATAAACTTCTCGGGGTTCTTCACACCGAAACCATATTGCAGAACATATGCTGCCATCTCACGCATATCAATAATGCCAGCACCAGCGAACGGTGCCATAGCATCAACCATCTGTAGTGCCATCTGGCGACGGAATGACTCGTTGGTCGGCTGGGTAGAACCAGCCGCCACCTCGAAATCGAAGTCGCCTTCCAGATACTCCCGCGTGTATGACACCCATAGCGGTTCGCCATCCTTGCCCATCACACGGGCAACCTGCTCACCAGTCATAAACTGCTGGGCTAGGGACACCATGCGGCGACCAACCTCAGCGATAGCCAACTCAACAGTAGCCAACTTGTCTGCTGTGCGGGCATTCATGGCATCCTGAATCAGGCTGGCTTCCGTCGCGGTGCGGCGAATCTCGGGTGAGCCACCACGCATAAACTCCGACACACCGCTAATACGGTCAATGTCGTTACTAATCAGGTCGGACTGATTATAAAACTCTGGCGGGTTAATAATCGCAGGCATAGGAGTAATGACATTACCCAAAGGCTCGTCGGAAATAACGGGCACCATAATGTTGTCCTCGCTAGACTGAAGGGCAGACCTGCCCAACGAATCAAACGCCGACTCTTTATATAGATACTTGCGAGCAAAACGCTTACGATGATTCATCATCTGCGTACGAGTTTCATTCAACTCATGCTGCATCGGTTCAATCTGCTCTAGGTCACCAATCGGGTAAAACTGGTCAGGCACATCATAGTTGCGAATCATCACAAACGGTTGACCAAAAGAATAAGGCATCGGCATCGGCTTTACTAGAAACTTGTCAGCACCATCGGCAAACACGCACATCGTGCGGTTTGCCAAATCGTAAAACTCCCAAATCTCAGCGTAACCAACAGACTTGTCGTGAACCTTCTTGCGACTAGGGTCATCGGTGTAACGGCTAACAGCCATCGCCCCAATCTGGTCACGTGCAGATTTATCGTAACGTTTGTCAGATTTCACTTCACGAAGCGAGCGGCGGATACGCTGCGCAATCCACCGAATGTCCCGCATACTGGTGGCATCGGGGTCAACGAAAACATCAAACGGGGACACACGTTCAGCGAACGGGCTGTCCTCCAAAATCACCGTTGTCGTGGACGATTCGCCGCCCTCTGCGGTTGGGTCCGACGGGTCAACATCGGTACCAACAACTTCTTCTTCAACGAAACGGTAACCAACCTTTACCCAACCGTGACCAAGTATAATGAAGTCTTTGACTGCGCGACGGAACTCGGAACGAATGTCACGGAACTTCCACCAATAGTTTACAACCGCTTCCGCAATAACAGCCTGAGCAGCGTTATCGGAATTGCGGGCGTTAACAGTAATCTTCGGATGGTTCACCGCAATACTGGGGGCGATAACGTTAACCGTGGCGAACACCAAGTTCACCAAAATGCGGTCCTCTTCACTATATGAGTTAAACTGTTTCCCCCTATATAGGTCAACAAGTCTACGCCAAACAGAGTCGTAGGCTTCGTCCTTGCGCCAACGCTTCGATGCCTGTAGGCGCTGGTTGTAATCCTTTAGGAAATCCGAATGTGAACGCCTAGCCATTACTTAGACCCCTTGCCGAACACTGTGTCTTTCGGATTCAACCAACGAATAATCGGCGGGAATGTGGCGGCAATCACAGCCGCCACAAACTTCTTCGGCTCAGTTTCGCCAGCCAACACCAAAGTCATCACGGTCGCAACAGCAGACCGAACATAACTAAGAATGACCTGCTTCGTTTGGTTACTAATGACCATGATTATCTCCAATATGTTTATCGAATTTGTCGTCCAAATTATCAACCTTGATTACGACATGTTCCAGCAGGTTGCGGGACTCTGCGTGCTGGTACGAGTTTTCCTTGCGAAGCCTTTGGAGAAGAACCACAACTGGTCCAGTAATAAAGGCAACCGCAATAGGTACCAGCCATTCCATGTCACACCCACCTAGTCCCAACAGGCTCGGCATTATAGCCGTTAATTTTTGCATCCTCTACCGTTTTACGTTGACGTTCACGGATGGTATCCCCATGAAAATCCTCTTTACCATAGGTAAAACCTAGACGAACACCCTTAATGTGGCAGGCGAAACAGATTTCGCCACGCCTTTGGACCTGTTCATCCTTATGTTTGCCGCAAGTTACGCACGTAAAACTCATCAATAATACCTAAAGCCGTTCCTAACAGTTCCTATCGCACGCCAGACCTAGTGTTATGGGAACCAATTGGCACCTTAGCGTCAGAAACCTCGCTAAATAGGTGCTGCTCCCACCACAAAATACTATTATAAGGCACCTGAACATCCCCACGATACTCTGGCAGCCACACATATTTCAGCATCTGGTTAGCAATAGCCATACTGATAACACGGTCGTCATGTGGGGAACCGCCCATTTTCCCATTCTGCTTACGAACGTAGGTTCGCAACTCCGCGATTGTCCTCGCACAATAAATATTCAAAGCACCATCACGAACACTGGCAGACAACTCGTCAATCATCAACGGCTTGCTGGTATTGGTTGTCCTCCAGCCCAGCGTCTGCGACGGCTGGGCATGAGCCTTATTCAAAGACCTAGCCTTATAGAGATTCTTGTATCCATGCCGCTGAGCAGCCTTAATGGTAGTCAAACCGTGGTTGTTTGATTCAATGCCCAACAAGGCTTGGTTATACCACCAACCAATTTCCGCCAACAGTTCCCCAAACAAGTCTGGCTCAATGCGCCCATGCCAATGCGCCACCACATCCCCAGATGTAGCATCGATTACATGTGCCGAACTATAGTCGCCATACGACAAACCTTCCGAAACGTCAGCAGCAATCACATACGCACTACTAGGGTCGGGGGACTCCCAAACAGAAAACTCCCCATCATCCGTTTCCCTAAATTCCACATTCCTAGAAGAATACACATGCAGGTATCCTCTGTGTGGTTCTATCGTTGGCAAAGCATCTAAGATGTCAATATCAAAAACAGGGTTACCTGACTTAATGAAGGCTTCCTCAGGGAACCGTGGGTATTCCTGATGCAACTGCCAAGGTTGCATATTCCTAGCCTTGGAGTCGTACCAGTCCTCACCACGTTCACCGTCAGCATTAAATGGGAAAAAGATTCCAATAAACTTGTTGGCTCCAGTTTGGGAGCCAACCCACAACTGGTGAAAAAAGTTACCTGAACCATTGGCGGTGGACAAACCAATAACACGCCCACCAACGTCCGTAATCGGTTCGATACTTGCCCAAGCCTCCTCAGGGTTTGGCAAGAACGCCCACTCGTCCACAATCACCAAATACACCGACTCACCACGGGCAGGGTCAGAACCACTGGGAAGTGACTCAATCGCAGACTCGTTTTCAAACACCATCTTCAACTGATGGTCCGTGGTTTGCGTAGGTCCACGTTCCTTCATCCACTGTGGAAGAAACTTGTAACCATACTTCGACTTAGCCAACAACTTCATCGCTTCACGTTCAGTTCGGGAAAGCATAATAATAAATCTGTCATTAAAAAAGAATGCCAACCAGAATGCGTACGCTGCCGCCAACGTAGAAAACCCAATCTGGCGAGCCTTCAGAACAACACTGTAACGTTCCCCCAGCCAAGATTCCATTGTTATCATCTGGGCTGCGCGTAACTCAAACTTGATGCGTCCACGCTCAGGATGTTTAATGAACCAATAGTTTTCACAAAAATATTTGAACGCTTCCAGTTGCTGTTCAACCGTAGCACCTTCAGGTCCACGGCATTTACGCCACTCTCGTTCGTTAACTAGTTCTTTGAGGTCCACGGCTCTCCACCCCACGGAATCCAACCATCACCATAACGGTCATCCACATACTCGTAGATGGCGGTAAACGCTTCGGCAGCAACCATAGGTTTGTATAAATCCTTACAGTTGTCGACCACGTTCCAGTCAATCAAAATACCATTACCAGTTGACTTGCTGGGTTTACACCAAAACTGGTTGATTTGAAACAAACCCAACGACCCGCCATACGGGTCGTACGGGTTAATAGCCTTGGGGTTGCAGCGGGATTCCCGCCACATAATGTGGTCAATCTGTCTGGTTTTGTCCCAGCCTATTTCTTTTGCCACCGCTCTGGTTACTTTGTTCATTGCGGGGCAGCGAAGTGCAGACTTCGCCTGCCCCGTAGCGGGGACAACACTAACTAGGGTACAGCAAACTAGAAATGCCGCTATGGTTTTCTTCATTGTTCCTCCGTCTAATCGGGGTACTTGATGTTGATTTCCTTAGCATAGCAGGCGTGGATGACTGGAACCAACTCTTGGATGTCGGCGTTAAATTCTCTTTGAGCCGTACTATCCGAAATATATTGCCTATATAGAAACTTGGGGATGTGATGCATCTTTGTTACCAATGCGGTTTTCAACAACAAATCGTAATCGTCACATACCCGCAACATCGGGTTGTGTCCACCAACTTCATGGTAAACGTTTCTGCTCCATGCACGAACATGGTTGGGCACTGCAACAATATGAGACAATGTGTGCTTGTTAACGGTGGGCATACTCATCACCCAACCATGTCCTTCAACATGGTATTCGGTACCATAACCCAAACCCCATCCTGCCGAATAGCGACTAAATTCCCCACTAGGCAACACTTCCGCCCAATCAGAATAAACAAACCCAACTTCTGAATCCTCAAAAGCGTTAGCGATTTCTTCCAAACAAGTTGGCATCAACTCGTCATCATGGTCCAGTTCAACCAGAATGTTTCCGTGTGCTGAGAAAAAAGCATTCTTTTTTGCGTTGCCAATTCCACGATTATGTTCTTTATGTGGTTTGATTACACAAATTCTGTATCGTTCATCCATGCATAAACCCCGCATAAAATGGTATATTTCCATATTTTCTGCGGGTGAATCATCATAAACAATCCACTCCCAGTCGGTGTATGTCTGACCCTTTAAGGATGTCCAGACTCTGACTAGGTCGTTTAGTTTTGTGTTGTATGTTGGTGTAATGACAGAAATCATTCAGGTTGCCACGGTTCAGGTGTATTGCCTTCAGCGAGCCACGCAAGGTATTGCTGGTAGTCGGAGTTCGCCTCGTTCAATGGTATTGCCATCGTTGTGCCAGTTTCCGAAACATGGAAAATGCAGGACACTCCACCAACGAGGGTACTTGTCACTTCGTAATACATCACAATTCCGCCGATACTGCGAACGAACCAGTTGTTGCCGTTGCAAATCGTAGCCAGCCTGCCATTTGCGCCGTCATTCCGCTCATGCCTGTCAAATCAAGAGCGATGTAATGGTTGCCAGACAAACTGGTAAAAATACCGACCGATGGCGACTGCGCTGTCGCATTTACCAATGCCCATTCCAGCGTTGACTGTACGGCGATAGTTGGTTGCGTTCTCATTGGGACTGGCAAGGTCACTGGCTGAAGTGCGTTTGTAGTTGAATAGTTGTAGCCCATCCCACCAATTATCGCACCATCAGCACCACCGCCGCCTGCATTGCTAGGGGCGTAGTAGTACCGCTGACATTCACGCAGGTCACGCTCATACGACTTGAACTCGAACGGTGCAGCAACCCCACCAACATTCAACTGGACACCAGTAACCTGCCAGTAGTTGTTGGTGGCGGCAGCAAGGTTCGTTTGACCGACCGCACGATTGGCGTTTGTTACTGATGCCCACGATGTATTGAGTGTTCCCGAATTAAATGTAGAACCTGCCCCTAGCCAAAATACGCAATACAACGATGTGGCATTATCGTTATCAAACGCACCCGTTGTGTCTGCTGGAAGCGTAAGCGTCTTGAACTCCCATGTGCCAGAGGCGCTAATTGTGTAGGACTTGCTTACTTGGCGTGTGTTATCAAGGTCATACAACTCAAAAATGTATGTTCCAGTCACATTTGCTTTGACCCAAAACGACACAGTGAATTGCTGAGCGGATGACGTTCCTTTTTTGAATGCCTGCAAATCTTGTCCTTCAAGGAGTTGCGATACCCAATGTTCGTCAGTTGATGCAGGCGAGGCATCTGCTGTAGTGCAAAGAACTTTCAGTGATTTGCGGAACCCCGAACCTGTAGGTGCATCATTTTCTACCGAGTCTGTCCACGTTCCAAAAGAGGTCGGATTATGTCGCCACCTATCAGCGGTGTAATAGCCGTTCGTCGTAATACTGGCAACGCTGTTACTACGTTGCGCCACCTGCATCGCACCGTTATACAAAACATTCCGCTGCTGAGTTGGCGCAAGAAACTGCCACGCAGAACCATTCCAAAAATTCAAAGCAAACGTATCTGTTTCAAATATAAGTTGCCCAAGGTACGGGTTTGTGGGGCGTGTCGTGCTGGTGCAAACACCAGGACGCAACCCCCTAGCAGAACTACTAACTGACATAACTATTTTCCCAACGCATCCAGTTACACATAAAAATAAAAGTAAATTGTAAACGGTTCAGTATGTACACCGTTGCCCAATGCAGCAACTATCCCCACCTGAGTGTTCGTTTGCACACCTGACCAGTCACCCACACGAATTTCATAAATAGTGAGTGTGTTGTTAACACCAGATATTGGAACTACAGAAATAAGATTTCCACTGTTCACACCCGAAGGTAGGTTAATAACATACATTGTTGGGGTTGTGGTAAAAGTAAGAGCGGTTGAGGCACGTCCAACCAAACCTCTGTCTGTCCCAGACTTTCGATAGGTTGAAGAGTTTACAATAGACCCAGTAACTGTTCCGCTAGTTGTTAAGTTACCACCCGTAATGGTTCCAGTTGCCGTAACTGTTCCACCTGTGCTTAAGTTACCGCCAGTAACCGTTCCAGTTGCTGTAACTGTTCCACCTGTGGTAATACTCCCACCTGTAACCGTACCACTAGTAGTTAGGTTTCCACCCGTGATTGTTCCGTTTGCTGTGTAATTACCAGTTGTTGATAGGTTTTCGTTGTCCGCTACATAAACCAATTTAATCCATGATGAACCATTCCAAACAAGCATGTCGTCGGTGTCGGTTTCATAAATGACCTGCCCCTCGTATGGGCTGGCGGGGCGTGTTGAACTAGTACAAACACCAGCCTTGGCAATAGCAGACGGAGTCAAAAATGACGAGATAGGCATTAGAACGCAACCGCCTTGATGATGTAGTTGAGAATGATTGTTGGCTGCACATTGTTGTGTGCGCCTCCGCCGCCCGTATTTTGGTTAGTAGCAGTTGTGCCACCAATGTAACTGTTATCAAGTCCATAAACGTTTGCAGAACCAGGAGCAGACAAAGTTGAACTGATTGTTGTAGAGCCACCAAACTTGCCCAGAAACTGGTGTCCGTGAGAATCCTGAACGTGTGTATGGCTTGGCATTTCTGTCGTAGACAACGTATGTGTTTGCCCCCCGCCACTATTGCCAAGCGTCGTAGCACCCGAAGTAATCGTCGTACTCGTCAAACGAGAAGCAGCCGTACCGCCCATGTCGTCCTTGCCAGCGGCAACACGACCACGCATATCAGGCAACGTAAATGTTGTTGAACCGTTACCAGAACCATACGTTGTGCCAATAGCCGCAAACAGTGAAGCATAGTCCGAGCGAGATACCGCTTGACCAAAACACAATAGCCACCCAGCGGGCGCTGTAGACCCTGCGTATGCGACAACTGTTCCAGCGGGAATTGCACCAACTGGAGAACCAAGTGCAGACGTAAGTCCCATTAGACTTCCTTTTCCCACCCCACGGCAGTAACCGTCACCACAGAACCAGTATCTGCATACCCATAAAACTGTTCAGTAGCCGACATAACCAAAGCCGTATCCCAAATAATTGTGTCACCCCCAGCAATCGGCAACGCTGAGAACACACGGTTCGCAGCGGTTGCCGCAGTACCAACAGCCAAATATACAACACGGTCAATACCATCTGTGTTGCAAATCGCAATCTGCTTCACAACCCACACCCTATTAGCGGGGACAGCAGAACCTACAGTTGCGTTCGAAGCGGTCAAAGCGACTGGACCAACCAGTCGTTTTTCTGTTCTATCCCCTACAGCCATTTATGCTCCTACGTCCGTCGTTATAATTGCAGTAAACTTTGCGTCGTTCATCGGGTCCGTACTAGCAGTAGTGTTCACCCATTGGGATATCGTTCCATTATACACCAAAGCCTGACCCGTCACAGGGCTGGTGATAGTAACATCAGTCAAATCATTCAACG